CACCATTTGTTACACTGACCGCTTTCAATCTATATTCAATAGCCATTCCATTAACCATATCAGCTGGCTCTGCTGCAATTAAATCCCAGAAACCAAGATCAGTTCCAGCATACACCTGAACCCAGGTTGAACTCCATGAAGCATAATCTGCTCCATCAGGTCTACGTTCTACAATATAACTATCTGCATTCTCTATTGCATCCCAATATACATAAATGTCATTTCCTGGAATAGCTTGTTCGCAAAGGAATGAATGTCCTACAGGAATAACAGGAGTTTCCCCTGTAATATCTACTACAATTTCTTCCTCTGTGTATTCTTCCGACTCAGTAATTTCATACACTCCATTAACCAAATCCCAAGTATATCCAAGTATCAAGAGTTTAAGCACTCTGGAATCTATAACTAAATTATCATCTGATATAACAGTAAATGGTTTCAAATGACCGTCATACATTATAGACCCCATAAGTTTATGCAGAGTCCTGAAATTGTTTCTAAATTTAACCCTTGCAAATATATCAAGTAGAGGTTTAGGTTCTGTATATTGATAAGTAGTCCATAAGGTTGTTTTTGCTGATCCTCCACCTGCATTTACTAATGGAGAACCATCTGAATTGATCAATCCAAAACTTTCAGCTAATAAACCAGCCATCAATAAACCATTACTAAAGTTTTCATTATCTAAGTCAAAGAAATCAACATCTACTTCTTCTGTCTTTAAAAAATCTTCATTTATATTGTAAGTAAGTTTATTGAGAATCTGTTGCTGAGTTATTGTAACTGATATGTCACCTATGTAATTAACCAAGACATCACGATAAGTAATTGTAGCATATTTAGAAGGAAAGAAACAAATAACAAAACTCTGATTTGTTGGTTTTCCTAATTGTTGCCAAATCCCTGGAAATATAGTTGGAGGAAATGGAGGATTATCAACTACAATATTATCTGTTAAATTTAATAGCTGATTTACTGACCAAACCTTTTCATTGTTTCCTGAAGTGGAAACATCAAATACATTTTCAAATATAATAGGAACATCAGATAAGCCAAGAAATATAGTTCCACCAGGACCTGTAATGTTTCCTAAATAGTATCCACTATAAGGACCGCCATCCAACATTAAGGCAAACCTTGTTTTAACCCAATTAACTTCAATAAGGTCTACATCAGAAGACATTTTATAAGATATAGATAATTCCGTAGGAACATCTTCGGTGACATTAAAGGTAAGTTTGAAATTATAATACAATCCATAATTTTCAACACTTCCTCCCGAAGGACAAATCCACTTAAAATAACTAGACATCCCACGGAAATTAAATCCAGAAGCTGCAGCTCCATTGAGATAATACAGATACCATTTCCTTGGCAGGAGATCGCCAACTTCAGGAAATTGATCCTCCGTAGTCCGCATATTGATATTATAGTCGTTGAAAACTAAGGAGGCAAGTTGCTTTGTCTTTAAGTTTAAGATCAAAGTTTTTAATCCTGAGTTATATCCAACAACCTGACTTTGATCTATGTATTTGAAATCTCCATTTTGTTTATTTATCTCCTTCTTTAAACTCGTGATTGCACTTCCTGATTCCGTTACATAATGAATCCAATCGCCGGTACGGGTAACATCATCTATTCTTTCCAATACCATACGGTTTCCTAAAGAATAAAAGAATGCTCCAAATGATTTCAACACCTTATTTAAAACCGTGTACGTATCATCATATGTTGTGGGATCATCATAAAAGATATTGTTATCCACATATACCATAGGAACAAAAGTATTTGCTCCAGTATCAAGCATTGTTACCTCAAACAAGGTTGAATTTACACTTAATGGAAACGCTGTTGTTCCATTCTGTAACCCTGCTTTAGTTATAGCTTCAACCAGTATGGTATAGATTGCCGTGTTTTCAGATATGTCAGCAAGACAGGTTAAGAAATCACTATCCAATCGTCTCAGGTAATCTGTAAACTGAAGTAGGATTCTTGCTTTTGGAAGAAATTGCTGTTCATTAAGATCACATATTGAAAACCCTTGGAACACAACCGCTCCATCATACTCAAGAACACACTTGAATTGTTTCTCTGTGGAAGTAAGTAAATCCTCTAATGAATCAAAAGCACCTTCATTTATTATTACAATCTTAACACCAGTACCAATAACAGGAGTATTGGCTTGATAGTTTACTTCAAGCTTAACCTGAGTTGTACGAACACGGATAAGATCATGTGCTCCATAATCCTTCTTATAAAGTTTTACAGAAACAAGTTTCTTATATATGTTTCCAAAATCAGACTGGTATTTTAAGTCGTATGACATTAATACAGTGATTTACGTTTACTTGCTTTGTTTAAAATTCCAACCAATTGATTCTCTTCTATTACAAACCTTACTTCTCCTTGTCCTCCACCTAATGCAGCTCCAAGTAAATCATTTGGGAATACCTGACTTCCTTTTGGAATATTTAGTAACTCTGGTCCTTTTTCTCCTACTAAAGATAATCCACCAGATGTATAATTTGAACCATCTGCATATCCTTTTATTCCAACAAACTTACGAAGATTTGTTAACGCAGTAACTGCCATACTTGATCCAGGAGCAATGAGTTGTAAGACAGCATAGATTGCAGCTTTTCCTAATAACTCAGCAGCTAATAATCTTAAACTATCTAACATTGCACTTATCATTCCTTTAAAACCACCTCCCACATGTTTAAACATATCTTCAAAATTCTTTGCCAATTCATTTACTATTCCTATTTGGCTGTTTAAACTATTATTGTATTCCTCAATTGCCGCTTGTTGTTCTTTCCATTTACCAGAATATAAATTTGAAGAATCACTCCAGTCTGTCTTCCTTGCATTTGCCCATACACTTTCTTTTTTAAATTTATCTGGAAGACCTATATTTATTTTTTTCACATCTGCATAATTTCCAATTTTTTGAATATCTTCCAATACTTGAGCATACTCCGTTGTTGTTTTTATAAGTCCTTTTTGTTTTTTAATAGCTTCATCTACAGCAGCCCCTTGTTTAGCATAAAAATCAAGATTCCCCTGAGCTGCTGTTTTTTCATATTCAAAATAAGCTTTTCTATCAGTTATATATTGCTCCATTTGGAATTGCAAATCAAAATGCTCTTCTGGTTTCTTAGCTTTTTGATATTTTTGCATCAAAGTAATATAGTCAGCTTCTTGCTTAATAAGAGCAACATTTGTTGATTTTGCATTAAGCAATCTTTCCCTATCTAATTGTGCTCTTTCAGTAATTTGTTCTTTTAATTGTGTTAATTCCTCAAGATTTAATTCTTTTAACAATCCCATTCTTTTCCCAATAATGGTATCTAATTCCATACCTCGATCAGAATAATCAAGAGCATCCTGCATTTCACCAATTTTCCCTTTTAACTCATGAATCTTCTTAGTTAAAAATATAATTGCTGGAACGGCTATTATATTAATTCCTGTAAAAGCTAAACTAAAACTAGTTATCCCAAGTTTCAACACTGGTAAAATCCCTGCCATTGTTCTTAAAAGAGTAATCAAACCAGATAAAGCATAACCAAGAACACTTATCCCTAATGATACTGGACCCAATAAAGCAATAAATGCCAACCACTCTAATTTGTTTCTTTTTTGTTCCTCTGATAATGAATCAAACCATTTGGTTACTCTTTCCAAGGCTTTAACTAATTTTTCCAATAATGGAAGCAAAGCTTCTGCAATAGATGAACCTAAACTAATCATTGAACTTTGTGCCTGACTAATTGCACTATCATATCTTACTTTTATAGTATCAGCAACAGCAGCAAAAGCTTTCCCAAGAGATCCAGTAGATTCCGTAACCCTTTTCATTAACTCCGTATTGTACTGAAAATTCTTTCCTGCCAATGAAAGGAATCCTGTTAATGCTCGTATATTTGGAAGAACATCACTTAATAATTCATCTCCATATTGTGTTTGTATATCTCTTAATTTTTGCATTAAAGGAATCAATCCTTGAGTACCTAATATTCTTCTTAATTCTGCATAAGAAGAATTTGCTTTGTTTAATGCTTTTTCTCCCTGAGTAGAAGCAGTAAGTAATGAATTAAATACTCCTTTAAGATATACAGCTGCATTGGCAGAAGAAGCACCGGTTAATGTAATTGCAGCCATACCACCAGCAACCTGATCAAATGAAACTCCAAGTTGTGCTGCAATAGGGATAATCTGTCCCATAGCTGTTGAAAATCCACTTGCCTCCGCTTTACCTTCCCTTACTGCAGCAACTAAGATATCAGTAGCATAAGCTGCAGTTAATCCTGTCCCTTTATAAGCATTTAAAGCAGAAGTAAGTACTTGCGCCATTGTTTGGGTTTCTCCCATACCTGCTGTAGCTGCTTTTGCAGATAACTCCAAGACTCTCATTGCTTCTGCTCCCCTAATACCAGAACTGGAAATAAAATACAAGGCATCAGCAAGTTCTTGTGGAGTACGAGCAAGTTCTGGTCCCATCTTCAATATTTCTTCACTCCAAGCATTTACAGAATCTTGAGCCTCCCCTGTCAATCCAACTATCTTTTGCATAGCAAATTCATAATCCTTTGCCAATTGAAATGATGCTTTACTTGCGAGAACAATAGGAGCGGTTAATGTAGCTGTAGCTAAGTAACCAAACGTTCTAAACTTTTGAGATACGGAATTTAGATTAGTTGTCATCTTATCCAACCCCGAAGCATCTACTCCTAATGTTACCCAAAGCGTACCTAGATTCATTTCTTTTTCAATTTAGTTGGAGGTTCATCATGTTTCTTTTGAGCTACTACTTTCTTATTCTGCACCTTTGCAATAGCTAACATTGTTCTTTTTATATCTTCCATGCTCTGTTGTTTTAGAACATTCACCCTATCCCCAGTCCAATCAGGCATAAAGTCTATTGGGTTTACCATCTCTGGTGTATGCCCTTTCTTTGCATATAGCCTACTAACAATATTAACCAGCATTGCTTCTAATTTAGCTTCTCTAAAATCTTCCCTCCAAGTTCCTATTGGATCAATTCTATCTACTGCTTCCCACTCACTTATTTGAAACGCTGATAATTGATCCAACAAGAAGTCTGGATGAATTATTCCTAATTCTCTGCAGAGCCGGAATTGGAATTGTCTTCCAGGTCTGCTACGGAGTTTTTTACTAACGCTTCTTTATCTTCTTCAGATATGGCATTTATCTTTTGTGCTGCATTTACAATCTTCTCCAACCTTGCTGCACTCATGTTTTGACTCAACTGAGCAGCATCTCCTGGGATAAATATAGATTTACCATTCTCATCACATACAGTACAAACTGCAAGTTTGGCTCTGAAATCTCCTAATGCTCTGTCATACCCTGTTATATTCCCTTTTGCATCCCGTGTTTCTTTGATAAGGGATTGTTCAAAATTATCCCTTTCTCTTCCTGTCATTTGGCGAACATATACAAACTCACCTTTTCCCAAATCAACTTTTACTTTTTCAAGTTCCTCTTTTGCTAATAATTTACTTCTGTCCAATGTTTCCATGATTGTTTATTTTATGATTAATAAATAAAAAACTCTTGATTAGAGTATAAAAAATTAAACTCCTGTACTGCCTCCAGAACTGGTAACAATCTGACCGGTGATTTTAATTGTAACATCAGCGGAAATCTTATCATCAACTGGAACGGCTAAACCTAACTCTGTAACAAACCCTTCAAAATCAAAACCTGTATTTTCTGGGTCTGATAAGAGTATCTGGTAGTTCTGAATGGTGTCAGCTTCATAATCCGTATTCATCAAATCGTATGTATCACGAGTGAAGTTCATCGGTAATGTTACTGTACCACCATCTCGAAAACCAGGTATGAATTCACGATAACCTCCTGTTGAATCAAGAGAAGTCACATCTATTGTGTCTCTGGATTTCGTCGGACCGGTTATCCCATTAACTTCGGCAATGGCTGCCCAGGCTGATCCTGACCATCTCCGAAATTGTGTTCCTACACCTGCTACGGCTAAACTCATTCTTTTACCTCCTTTTTGTTTTATGCAACTCGTCGTTGCAAATTAAAGTTAACTATAAAACGGGCATTCCCATTAT